TTAATAAAGTTAAACTTTAAATGTCAAATGAAGGAGGTGCATAAAATGAAGTTTGATTTTAACGCTTTAAAAGCAAAGATGATTGAAAAATACGGCAGTCAAAACCAATTTGCAGAAGCATTTGGAACATCTGAAAACACGATGTCACGTAAAATGCAAAGCAAAACTCCGTTTTCGCGAGATGATATTATTAAAATTTGCGATATGTTGAGTATCCCGAAAGACCAAGTAGGATATTATTTTTTTACCGAAAAAGTTTAATAAAATTAAACTTCAAATAGAAAGGAGGAAAGCGTATGGCAACAAAGACATTGCTTGGATATAAAGATGTGATGTCTTTAGGTATTAATAAGGTAATGGCGTACAGAATGATTCATATGGTTCAGAATTCAGATGAATATAAGAATTCAAATGTATCTAAGGTTATTTGTGGTGCCAAACAAGTTCCTATCAGTATGTTTACCAACGTTTTTCCTGAATTCAAAAAAGCATGCAAGGAGATGTGGGGATGAGAACTTATTTACCTATTGGAACAGTGGTTCGGCTTAAAGGCAGAAAAATGAAAGCAATGATCGTAGGGTACTTGATGATAGACCCTAGCTCAAGAGAATTGTTCGATTATTGTGCAGTAGATTTTCCTTGTGGTTTTGCTTATCCAGAAAGGAAAAGCTTTGGCTTTGATTCAAGCGAGATTGAGTCAGTTAGTTTTAGAGGTCCCATGAATGATGAGACAGAAAAGTGTATCAATCGTTTATTGGAGATTACATCAGAATTAGAGGAGGATGAGAAATTATGCCAGCAAAATCAGTAGCAGCTAAACAAGCGGATGCAGTTATGGAAAATCAATTGGAGATTCCTAGTTTTGGGCAAAAAAAAGAACAACCTGAAGTAAATGTTCAAGTTGTTTTCGAAAAAGGTGGAATCGACAAGGATGAAAGAGATGATTTAAAAATGATGTATTTATTTGGAATCATGATCACCATTCTGAACTTTGTCATTCTAGCCAAACAGGTTTGGTGAAGCCTATGAATGACATAAAAAAAGGAGCGGCATAAGCGCTCAACAACACACATAAATTATAAAACAAACTCTCGAGCTTTGCAACCTGGATATTGCCAAGCGACGTGGTCTGCTTAAATGTTTTTCTTTGTAGATTGAAGAATTCATTACTATTTCTCTTTTATAGATTTTATTACACTACTCAGTTTTGCAAGCACGTCAAAAAAAATGTAACCCATAATCACAATAATTGGTCAAACTTCCTAAAACAATAAACTCAAAAATCAGCAGATTGCAGTATCTAGGTTGCAGAGTTCGAGATTCAGCAAGGAGAAAAATAAGATGGAAACAGTACATGTTGATAGAGATAAAGATGATGTTATCGAAGAAAGCAAAAAAATTGATGAGATACATGAAGGAATTAAGCAGTTCCAGAAGGAGTCTCAGAATGCAAAAACAAATCAAGAAAAAAAAGAATTCTTGGAAAAATTCAATGAATTTGCGAGTAGTTTTGGCCCTGCTTATGAATTGAAAGTGTTCATTACAGTGGATGGGCCAATTATTGCTAGTGAAGCAAAAGCTGGAGCTACTTTCTTTAGATTTTTTGAGGATATGGATTCAGATGAAATTACCGAATGCTTATCGGAATGTACAAAAGCTTTTGGAAGGGAGCTGCAAAAGTATCTAAAGGAGTACAAAGAAAAAGACAGTGCGGAAAATAGGCACTGTTTCCATTAAATCCACACCTAAGGGGGTGACGGAATGGAAGTATATGGTGGCTACATTAAGTTATTTAGGCAGATTGTCGATTGGGAATGGTACGACGACATTCCCACTTGTCGGCTATTTATACACTTGCTTTTAAAAGTGAATCACGCCGATCGCAACTGGCAAGGTAAAAAAATAGAAAGGGGTTCGTGCATTACTAGTTTTGCGAGTTTAAGCACTGAAACAAAATTGAGCGTCGAGCAAATAAAAAGAGCTTTAAAAAATTTGCAGAAAACAGGTGAGATTAAGAAAATCTCAACAAACCAAAACACGCTCATAATCGTTACAAAATACGATGATTATCAGTGTTTTAATAACGCAGACAACAAGCAAACAACAAACGAACAACAAACGGATAACATGCAAAAAACAAACGGACAACAAACGGACAACAAACGAACAACAACAAACAAGAATGAAAAGAATGATAAGAATATAAAGAATAATAATTTATATTGTTCTTCTGACGAAGAACTAAAAATTAATCAAATCATTAACACTGTTGTCGAAATTCTTAACATTGAAACGGATAAGAAATTCAGTCCTGATACAAAGCTAACTAGAAAGCTGATTCAGGACAGATTGAATGATGGATATAGCTTGGAAGACTTCAAGCGTGTAATCGAAAAGAAATGCGATGCATGGAAGTCTGATCCAATCATGGAGTCGTATCTTAAGCCAAGTATTCTGTTCGGGCCAAAGTTCGATGAGTATTTGAACGAGTAATGAGGAATGTATGCGTGATGCATTAATGGCACAGCTTTTAATAGCAGAAGCTATATCCACATTGTTCGCATTGTATTTATTTAAATTTGAACCTGATGAAGGAACATATAAGAACTACAGAATAATGGCTCTATCGTGTTGGTTGTTATTTTCTGTATCAAACGCATATGCATTCATTAGATTGATGTTTTGTATTTAAGCAAGTAAGGAGGAAGCTAGATGGAAGAAGTTAACATATTCGATATTGTGATTGGTCAGATTGTTATAACCGCAGTTGCATTTCTATGCAAAGACATGCAAAAAAAGCTAAAAAAGGAAGACGATGAATTTTATGAATTTTACGTTTTCTCGATTTTAGCTATATATTCTTTGTTTAATATAATCTGTTTAATATGTCATGTATGGTAGGGATAATTTCTTCAAGAGATTTTGTGGCGCCTTTAAATTTTTTATCTCTGATCAAGTCATTACATTCAATGATTTTGTCGCGAAGTTCTTTCGTGGCAATGGCTAGAATTTGAAAATATGCTTCACCATAAGTTGACTCATTTTCGGCAGACGGATGCAACAAAAATTGTCCAGCATATCGCAAATATGAAGTATAAATTTCGCGCTGTTCACGCTTGATTTTGTATTCATAATCTTTCTTGGATTGACATCTTTTAATAGCCCAATCCGCAAAGCATTGGATTGCCGTAATTATGACAGGGACAAATATAGCACATACAGCCACAAAAAGAGTTGGTTCTTTCTCCATTATAGCAAACATAACGCACCTCCTTTAAAACAATTTTATCACGAAAGGAAAAATATAAAATGAAATTCAGAGTAGAAACTAAAGCGTTGTTAAGTGTAGTTAATAACGTTTCGAAAGTAATTGATAAACTATCTGTTTTGCCTGCATTAGCAAATCTAAAAATTGTGGCCGAAGAAAATTCGGTTGTGATTACTGGATCAAACGGAACGGCATCCATCCAACAGACTCTGCCGGTTGAACTTGGAATCGAAAGAATCGGGATGTGTCTAGTTGATTCAAAATATTTTAGCGAAATCATTCGTAAGGTGAATGGTGAATTTGTAGACATTGAGTGTGTTGATAACTTGATGCATATCAAGAGTGGCAAGGCAAAGTTCAAACTGACTTGTACGGATGTTTCAGAATATCCTGCAATCGATTTAGAAAGACCAGTTAATAAACTGTTCTGTCCGACTGAGTCATTGCGTGCAGCATTTGAAAGAGTTCTTATCTGTGTCGCAAACGGCGATAACAATCGTCCTGTACTGAATGGAGTTCATTTGCGTGTAGATAATGGCCAGGTTACGATCATTGGCTCAGATTCATATCGAGTGAATCAATACGCATTTATCGACATGGACTGCAAAGACGCTAAGATTACGATTCCTAGGCAGGCATGTGTTGAGTTTTTGAAGACATTCAAGGATGATGTCGCCGTTTATTATGACGACAAGAAAATTCAGTTCGTATCGGATTACATGACATACCAGTCTCAATTGTTGATTGGGGTGTATCCAGACGTTGGCAGAATCATTCCACAGACTTGTCCTTACTGCGTGGAAGTTGACAAAGGAGAGTTATTGGAAGCCGTCAAGCGTTGTGACTTTATCAAATCGGACGATGGCAAGCAGGTTATTCATTTGTCATTCAACAGTGATGAATCGCATATCGACTCTAAGTCTTCAGAGATTGGTGAGACTTACGAAGAACTTGAAAGTGTTCAACTGATGTCTGATCCAATTGAATTTAACCTGAATGGAAAATATTTGCGTGATGCACTGGATTCTACTGATTCAGAAAAAGTTCTGATTAAGACTCCAGGAGAAAAGGAAGTGTTGATTATTCGTGGTTCAGATGAAGGAACAAAATTGATGAGTGTATTGGTTCCGGTTCGAACTTATTAGGAGGTTCGTATGTCTAAATTTGAGGATGAATGTAAGAACGTAAATGATAAAAATTTAAAACTTATTTGTGAGTATCTGTTAGGCCGTGAAGACATGCAGGAAAAGTTAAATAATCCAAACAAGTCAATCGACAAAATGTTTAGTTATATCAGAAACCAGGCCAAGAAAAAAGCAGTCAACGGATGTGCGGTTATCAGTGACACAGAAGTGTTTGGTTGGGCCGTACATTACTACGATGAAGAAGAGGTTTGTGACAATGCAGAACAGCCTGAGCGAATGACTTTACAGTATGCAAAAGATATTGTGAAAAAGAGTGTCGAGAAAAAGAAAAAACCTAAGAAAGAAGAATCTGAATGGCAGCAGGAAGCGTTGTTTTAGAGAAATTGAGAACTAAAAAACTTTCATGGCCAAAAGGAATCGAAGCGTTTATTTTTTCAAAGATGGATTACAAGCTCTCAAAAGAGGCTTTAAGCCGAAGTTATTTTGTCGAAACACTGGAAATGTATTACGGAAAGCTATTAAAGCGAGTATTTGGCTTTCAATTATTCAAAAATTCAAACAATTCAGTAGAGCTGAAGATTCAAGAAGTAGCTAGATATTTGGAAGGTGAAAAAAATTTTCTGCTAGGAAACATCTATAGTGGAATGTTTGGAAAACGTGTTGACTTTGACAGTCCATTGGAATTTTGGATTTGGGATAACAAATGGAATTTTTATCCAATTAAGATGTATTCAGTCGAAGACTGGATCACGCTATTGAATATTCCGTATTGCCAGTATCAGTCTGAATTGAATCATTCAGGACTAGACTTTTTCGAATATGTTTGTGCATACCGAAAAGAGCCGAAGATTGAATATCTCGTAAAAGCAAACTTGAGTCATTTCATTACAAGCCTTCGAGTTCTTGATCTAAGTCAAAAGAGCCTGGATAAGATATTCAAGATTGACCGTAAGTTTGTTCCACTTCTTCCAAAGATGGATTACACACAACTTATGTTGTGCAGAAGATTTCCATGGGCAAACGAACAGGAGCTTTTCGAAATAAGAAGAGCCAACTCTAAGTATATACGTAAGTATATGTGTCCAAGAGTTTTGGAATACTGTAGTCAACTCGAATATCGTAATTTAACTATCTACGATGATTATTTAAGATTTTCTGAATCAATCGGAGCAGACATGAAATCTTACAGAGTTCTAACACCATCAAATTTACTAGAAGCACACGATGCAGCTTATAAAGCTTTGCGAGATATGAATGATGCAAGATTTGAAAAAGGCATTCTTGAGAATTATGAAAAGCATGTTGAGTTGAGCTATTCAAATGACAAGTATTTGATTCGCCCCGTTAAAAGCAACAAAGAATTGAAGCAGGAGTCTGAAGCATTGAATCATTGTGTCAGGACTTATGCAAGCCATGTATCGAATGGCAGCACAGAGATTATGTTTGTTCGATTAAGCGATAAACCGGATGTTCCATTGTATACATTGGAACTAAAAAAGAATGTGATTCGACAATTTAGAGCGGATCATAACGCAGTACCTCCAGATGATGCATTCAGCTTTGTTCGTGAATGGGCAAACAAGTTTAAGTTAGATAAGGAGTTAATATCATGATTTTAAGACAAATGAGAAGTACATATTTTAGACCAGTAGATATCGTGGTCGTGAATGAATACCAGGATATCATGCTACCGGTCAATGGAATTCATAGCTTTTCATCTTTGGCCAAGGCAAAGAGTTACTTTGGAAAAAAAGATGTATTGGAGGTTGTTAATGATGAAGCAACAAGAACAACTAGGATTTACCTTCAAGGCTAATGAATGAACAAACAGTTTCTGATTGATAGAGTCGATGACTTTATCGCATTTGAAACAGAGAATGAGAAGGCAAAGAACACGTTGACTCATTACCGACAGGTTGTAGATTTGTTCGTAAATTCATTTGAAGTCGATGATATTTGTAAATTGGATGTCATTGACTTCAAAAGGATGTTGGAAGAATCGTATGCTCCGGCCACAGTCAAGAATTATATTGCGATTGTGAATCGCTTTATTAAATATTGCGAATTGGTGGAGCAAGGCGTTGATCCAGACAGAAATGTGAGAACGTATTATTCCAAAATGACTGTGAAAAATATAAAAATTCAGCAAGTCGCATCACTGGATGAAGTGATTGAGCCTTCGGAATTTAAAAGAATGTGTCGCATGGCCAAACAATGTGGCCAGATGGATATGTATCTGATTATGAAGATATTTGCGTATACAGGAATACGAGTATCTGAACTGAAGTATTTCACAGTTAAGAATGTTAAAGAAAATTACATCACAATCAAGAACAAAGGAAAGATTAGAGATGTGATTTTAAGGGATGATCTAAAGCGTGAGATATTGCGATATTGTCGGTCAGAGAAGATTACAGAAGGAATGATTTTCAATCTCACGTATAAACAGATTTATTCCAGGTTGAAAAAGATTGCAGGCAAATGCCGAGGAATCAAGAAATCTAAGATTCATCCGCATGCATTTAGGCATATGTTCGCAATTAACTTTCTAGATGCAGGAGGACAATTGACTGAGTTGATGGACATTCTTGGCCACAATTCAATTCAGACAACATCTCTTTACACAAGAACAACGAACAAAGCTAAAAAGACTATGTTGGAAAACATGAAGTACAGATAGGAGAACAGTATGAAGATTGAATTGCGTACAGATTTCGAACCTGTATTAGAAACACATGATGTTGATGGTTTGGATAGTCCAACAACACAAGAATTTAACAGATGGCTATTTAGGTTCGGAGACAAAGGATTGAGTGTTGTTTGTCACTTGATCAATGGAAGGATAGTCACATATGGAAATATGGAACGTCCGTTCGAAGCTGCTTTAGTTGGGTTCGATGATTACGAAACCTATTTTCTAGCAGAACCAAGCGGATATTTTACAGAAGAAGACATCAACAAGATGTTGCATAAATTAGAGGAGGAGAAAGATTATGATTTTTAAAGTTATTTTAGGATTATGTTATTTTGGAATCGGAGTAATGGTATATACGGCTGCACACAAGGTTCATCCAGAAACAGAAAGGTTTGCCTTATTGATTGCGATTTTGTGGCCAGCTTTTTTTATCTTCGAATTTATTTGTGAGTTATTCTTATTTGTTTATGAGTTCATTGCATCGGTCAAACACAATATTTTCAAAAAGTAGAGGTTTGCATGAAGAATAGAACAATTGGATATTTATGTAACGGGAAACGTTGCGATTACTGTGAAAGCAGAATGCATCCGGACGAAAAACATAATTGCAGACATACTACCGATAAAAAGTATGCGAAATACAGATTAAGATTGTTAAGAAAATACAACAAGATTGATGATCATATGTGGATGGAGGTTGAGAAATAACATGGACCCAAATAAATCACGCAGCAAAATAACGAATAGAAGAATCAGTTTTTTTAAAGATGGTGAGCAAGAACCATTCTACACGCAGGAATTAGAAGATGTAGACGGAGCCTTTGGATGTCAAGCTACTCCTGAAGAAGTAATTGGTTTACTAATGGATGACTTTGATAAGGAAATTAAGCGAAATGCAAAAGCAAAAGGCATTAGAGATTTCGAATTAGAATACACGTATCAAAGAGGGTTTGCGGACGGATACTACAGTGCAATTAGAATCGTATCGGATTATCGCGATTCTTTTAAAAATAAATACACAGGACTGTGGGTAAGGGGAAAAGCACATGGAAGATTTTGATTTTAAATACATTCAAGAAATGGCAGATGCTCAAAAAGAATTGGACGAAACATTTTTTATAAAAAATGGTCACAAACGGCCTACTCAATTGAAAAACAATATGTCATTGATGAGGCTGTTTGGATTAATAATCAACGAAGAATACACGACTAAAGAAGGGCAAGCATTTATAGATAGTCCAATATACGTAATAGTAGACAGCTTCGTGTTAGATTATTTTTTAGATTTATGGGCAATAGTTTTAAGAAGTGCAGAAGGAAGAAGGACTGAAGATATACGTGATTGGATGTTGGAAAAATATCTTGATATGGATTCGATGAATCGACAGTGTACAGATACTTTTTTTGAATTTGCATTGCAAATTATCCAATATGATCCAAGAGCAAAATTACGAAGATTAGTTCAACTATCTGAGCTATTTGGCTTTCCAATAGAACTGATTCACAAAGAATTTATGAAGCTCATAGAAGTGCGATTATCATATATCAATAAGGAGAAAGAGGAATGACAGAAAATGATGTTGAATTAATCAGGGAAATGTTAAGAAAACAAGATGGATTGGATAAATCAATCATGGGAGCATATGGGCTGACTGAGATTGATGGAGAAAAGTTGAAATTAGCAATCCTGGACGAGGTTGGTGAATTGAACCATGAGTTAAAAGCCAACTGGTGTTGGTGGAAGAAGACTCAAGAGCCAGTGGACAGAGGAAAAGTATTAGGCGAGCTAGTTGATGTATATCACTTCGTATTAAGTTATTGCAATCATTTTGAATGGGGTATAGATGGTTTAGGCTCTAATCGTTGCATGGCAAGAGATGTTGCAAAATGTCAAGAATCACTAAAGACAGGGGAGAGCAAATACGTAGATTATCTTTGTGATTTAGTTGATTATCCATTCAATAAAATACATAAGCTAATTGCAATTACAGAGCACCTGGGTTTTACAGTTGAACAGGTTTATGAAGCTTATGGAGACAAGAATAAAATCAACTATCAAAGATTGAAAGAGGGGTACTAGGTTATGTGGATTAGAAGCCAGAGCAAGAAAGCATTGTTAAATGTTAGCTCAATACACATTTTAAAAGATGGAGATATGAGCTTAATGTGTTGTGTTGTTGCCGGATGTGATTACGAATTGGGTGTTTATTCAACAGAAGAAAAAGCTTTAAAGGTGATGGATATACTGCAGGAAGAGGCATGGGTTGAAAAAAAGGCTTATGTTTATGAAATGCCACAAGATGATGAGGTAGTAACGGTAAAGAAAAGAATCAATTATGCAGAATTGCGTGAATTAGAAGAAAAAAATCAAGATGATGAGGTTGAAGCAGACAGTACAAAATTAAAGCCTTGTCCATTCTGCGGTGGAGAAGCAAGACTGCAGCTAACAGATTATGAAGGAAACTTTAAAGATGAGTCATATTTAGAAGAACCATACAGTGGAATAGGTTATGTAATAATTCATGATAGTAGTCTGGGAATTGATTGTCCGGTTATGACGGACCGTGGTGATTCTATAGGTATGTACATTTATCATTCTAAAAAAGCAGCTATAGAAGCATGGAACAAAAGAAAGAATATTTTTTGACAGGAGGAAAAATAAAACGGGATTTTTAAGTGCACTGACAATTGCGTTTATAATTTTGAAATTAATTAATGTAATCACATGGTCTTGGTGGTTGGTATTACTTCCAAAAATAATTGAAATTGTACTTCTTACTTTTAATGCTTGGCGCAAATTTCGTGAACAGTAAGGAGAAAAAAATGATTGAATTAATTTTATGCCATTTAATCGGCGATTATGTATTGCAAATAGATCGTATTGCAGATACTAAAGGCGCGAATATGTATCACTTGTTTGTGCATTCCAGGTGATAAATATCATTATGAGTATCGTCCTAATTATTGTCCGAACTGCGGACGAAGAATTATTGATTGAGGTGAATTTAAATGAATGCAGATAAAATGCTAGAAAATGAAGGATACGTGTTTTCAGACACGACTATAGCTTCTAATAAAAAAACAGTAGTTAGTTATATAAATAACCAGAAATGGAATAGGATTGCATTTATGTTAGAAGATAAGGCATGGATTGCAGAAAGTTTTCTTCATAGTACAACAGCATTAGACGCTCAAGTAACAAAAGCAGTTTTAAAAAAATGTGAAGAAATGGGTTGGCTTGAATCAGAACAAAGCCAAGAAACGAATTTCGAGCATTACAAAGATGAAATAAGAGATGCAAAATTTTGCTTTGCAATAAGAAATGGAGAAGTCGTACCATGCGGATGTTGTTCTTGTAGGGAATGTCTTTTTTTCGGTAACCACACTTCATGCAGCATATTGAGAACCGAATGGTTATACCAGAAATATCAAAGAAAGTATAAATTAAGTCGATTTGAATACGATTTAATCAAAACATTTGACCGCTGCAAAGAATGTTGCTTATTGAATGAGGTTGAATCATTGAAAAAGCTAAGAGAAAAAGGATACTTCAATGGCATTAATCCTTTCACAAAGATTCATGACATCATAGATAATTGTGAGGTGGCCAAAGATGAACGCTGATGAAAAGAAGCAAGTATTAGATTATATATTGTCAGTCATTCCATATGAAGAAGATAATTACACAAAAGGTGTGGTTGATGCATACAATAAGATTTATGAGTATATTTCTTGTGAAATCAAAGAGGTCAACAAAGAAAGTAATCTAGAACATTATCATGACAAGATTATTGAATTAGGTGGTTTCAGAAACTTTGCGGTCCGAAATAATGAAATTCAAAGTTGTGTAAATAATTTAGGAGGCGATTGTGATAACTGTATATTTTCAAAGAGTTTCCAAAAACACGACAGTGATGAATTGTGTAACAGGTTGTGTGAAGACAAGAAGTTTGAATGGCTTCATCAAAGATACAATGAACATAAACTGACTCAATTTGAATATGATTTATTGAGAACAAACAACATGGCCAAAAATAAAAAGCTAAAAGACTTTGATATATACAAGAATCTTCAGGAAGTTGGCTATTTCAAGAATCTAGATTTCAATTTAAAGATTGAAGACATTTTAGAAAATTGTGAGGTAATAGAAAATGGAAAATAATGTATTAGATAATTTATTTGAAGGAATTCAAGTAACAAGTTTGGAAGACATGGTCGCAATCAATCTTGTTAAGCAGCATGCGATTAATGGATTAGACAAATCTGATAAGGATTACGATAAATACGTTTCTGAATTAGAAGTATATGTAGTTTGGAAGTGCAAAGTATTGAAGAACTGGAAGTATATTATCAGTACGAGCCTTCCAGATGGAATGTATTATGAACTGACATTCAATGGAGAAAAAGAAGAATGGTATTTCGATGCTTATAAAAAGCTTCTAAATGAGTGTGTTAGCAAAGATAAGGCTATTGATATGTTGTGCAGTGAGGTTGTAAAAGATAAAGAATGATAGGATTTATTATTGGAGTCATATTAGGTGGTTCTGCTGCTATTGTATTGTATTCATTGATTGTTTCAGATCATGTTCAAAATTTAGAACACGAGAACGCGAAATTGATTGATGAAATGCAGAAGGTTGAGCATGAGCTAGTGTCATATAAATATCTTCATGATAATTCATACATTGGGTTTGAAGAAACGAAATGACAAGTATATACACGCAGGAAGAAAAGAGTTATTGGTACAACTACATCTTTGATGTCATGGCCAAAACAAGTAAAGGTTCATTTTCTATCGGAGTAAATCCACCAAGAAAGAAGTTAAAGAAAAGGGAAAAAGCGACTCGATTCGTATGGGATTTATTAAGAGAAAATGAAGCGTTAGAAGAAGAAAATAAGGCCTTGAAAATTTCACAAAGTTTTTAGTTTAAAAAACAATGCTTAGAGCCTTTGTTCTAGGGCTCTGAGTGTTGTCTGACTTTAGGAAAATAATTCTAAGGTTATTTGACATGAAAAAAAGGAGGAAAAAGCATGATAAACAGAGTTGTTTTAGTCGGCAGATTGACCAAAAGTCCTGAGCTTAGGAAAACACAAAATGGAACAAGCGTATGCAAGTTCACACTAGCTGTTAATAGGCGAGTGACAGGACAAGGACAACCGGATGCAGACTTTATTAGTTGTGTTGCCTGGAACAAGACAGCCGATCTCATGCTGCAGTATTTAAACAAAGGTTCATTGATTGGAATTGAAGGAAGACTGCAGACTGGAAGATTCACGAACAACAATGGAGAGACTATTTATACGTGTGATGTTATGGTAGATTCATTGCAGTTTTTAGACCCGAAAAAGTCTGAAGAGCAGAATGAAAATCAAGTGCCAAGAGAAATGACAAGCAGTGAAGGAGGATATCCATGGTAAAAGAAAAAGACGTAGTCAATCATCCAGAACACTACGAAAGTGGTTCGTATGAATGTATTGATGAGATGTTGGAAGTGTTTGGTCCTGAAATCGTATCGCACTTCTGTTTGTGTAATGTTTGGAAATATCGTTACAGAGCGATGAACAAGAACGGAAAAGAAGACATGGAAAAGTCAGACTGGTACATGTGTAAGTACATTGATCTAAAGAAAAAGATGAGTGGACCTGTAACTTCTTATGAAAATTAATTGGCAGTTAGTATTATTGGTTGTATTTGGAATATTGTATATTTGGGTATTTACAGCAATGTGTTGTGGTGCAGTATGGATTGTTTCAAATATTGTTAAAGGTTTATGTTTTTTGTTTTCGTTGTATTAGTGGGGGTAGGCTATGAAACAAGTAGTATTGCATAATAAAATTGCAGATGATGCATTTGATTGTTTGAAAGAGTTGATTGATGTCATGACATACGAAAGAGGTGGCATGAGAGAAGCAGCTCAGAAACAATTAGACTATATCAAACAAGAGTTTTCGAAACTTGAGCGAGAGAACTGTGGATTGAGACAAACTAATTTCAATCTACATAAAAAGATTGATAGCAAGTATTCTTCAGATGTTCCTTGGTGTCGTATGTCTGAAATCCAAAAGGGACAACATGATTGAGGTATCCAAGACTGTGGCGCAGTTTATCGGGGATTTCAAAGCCTTAGATTACTGTTGCCACAGAATCATTGAATTAAATCAGGAGTTGGAAGTATTGAATCATAAGTTGTTAGGATTGAGTCATGAATCTGAGAACTTATCAAAAGAGCAGATGAAGTCAAACCTTCCAATGCCAACATATCAAAGAACATTCACATCCAAGTTGGCTTTACTTGGAACGATTGAAGAATGTGAAAAAGAAATTATCTATTATCAGAAAAGAATCAATGAGTGTAAGCCATTTGAATTATTAGGGCACACTGATATGAACATCATGTATGATTTATACTTCTTTAGAATGTCACAGTATGATGTGGCCGACAAATATGGATTTAGTCGCAGTGGCTTAAAGAAACATATTCATGCTATGATTAAAAATATATTATAGAAAGACAGGTTGAATGCATGGAAGATTTATTAAAACAGATGATTTTAGCGTTTGTAACTGCAGGCGGATGTGGATATGTTAATTATTTTATTCTTGAAAACTTAAACTCAATAAACATCAACGAAAATGATTCAAGTGGCAAAGTGTTTGTCCTTGGATTATTTTCATTGTTTAATCTAGCTTTATGCTTCTTACTGACAGATGTACTCAAATGGAGTATTGCTTTAAGCATTGCGATAACACTTGCATTAACTCTGTTCCTATCATTTACTTTGTTCCCATGGGTTATTAACAAATACACAGATTACATCAGTGAAAAAAGAAAAGGTTCATTTGGTGGTGGAACATTCAGTCCAAAATCTGTTAAGACAATTTTATTTGACAGAGATGAAGTTTTGTTTGTTTATGTATATGATTTGAGAACCAACAATTTACTGATTCATGGATGCATGGGATGGGAGAATCAAAAAAGTAAAACTTATGAATTTTCTGTCTATCCTTTTCCAGGATTGGAAAAATTGACATTTGACGAAGCCATGGATAAGTGTGAGAGTAACGATAACGTTGAAGTGTATGTGAATGTAGATAAACAAATCAAGATTGTTATTATTCCTGAACCAAAATAAAAAAGCCTATCTTGGCTTTTTAGTAGTTGATGGATTCGGTCTTCTCGGAGATGTTGATCCAAGCCCTGTACGTGTTTGTGAATTGGATGGAACATCCGTCTTTGGTTTAGATGAATTCATTATGTACCTCACTTTCAAGTTAAATTATACAAAAAAAGTGAAAGAGTAGCCATTGGCCACCACTTTTCCGTGGTATATTAGTACCGTAAAAGATTCGAAAAAGCCAAGCAACGAATCTTTTGCACATTGAAAGCACGCACATGTGCTTTTTTTATTTGGCACAGGCAGTCAGAGAAGCTCTCCTTGCTGACAAAAGTTTATATGAACATGCAAACGTCTGACTGTCTTTGCGAGGTGGAATCATGGCAAAAATGAAAAGACGTATGGATGAGAGTGATATAGCTTTTGCAGTCGAGTGTATCAGTACTGACAACAAGCATAGGTTCTACAACTCTAATCGTTGGAAGAAGACAAGAGCATTGGTCATGTCCATTGACCACAACGAATGTCAGAGATGCAAAGAAGTGTATCATCGTATCCGCAAAGCTGACATGGTGCATCATGTCAATCATCTTGAAGACAGACCAGACATTGGTCTAGAGATATGGTTAGAGGATGGAACAAGGAATCTTGTTAGTCTATGCAACTCTTGTCATGATGAGGTTCATCCTGAGAAGCAAGTGAAGTTCCGTAAGCATATTGAAGAACTAAAGCGTAAGAAAGAAACGAATGATGAATTATGGTGATACCCCCCGGTCGAAAAAATCGGACCTAATTTCTCATAATGGGAGAACGGTAGTGGGGACTTCACATTTCATCTTTTTTCGCGCATATGAGAAAAAATGGGAGGAGGTGCAGCCATGGCAAAACCAGGAAGAGATACGATCATAAAAAGAATTAAACGAGATTTATTGGACCAATTGAAACAAAAAGATTTACAGGGACAGCATTATCAGAGTTTAGTTGATGATTACATTTACATGGCCAAACAGGTTTATATCTATCAAGACGACATCGACAAACGTGGTTCGATTGTAGAATACCCAAACTCTTCAGGAAAAGTAGTTACAAAGAAAAATGAATCGTGTGACTTATTGCTTAAGACAAATCAGCAGATGTTAAAACTGCTAGATTACTTAGGAATCAAGCCAAGCGAGAACATCACGGCAGGCGACGATTATGAGTTGTAATCTGCCTTTTTTTGTACGCAGTTATTTTCAATTAATGGATGATTATCCGGAACATTTTTGCAAATGGCAATTCAAGCTAAGAGACAACATCATCCTTCCAGCATTCGAATTTGAGGAGCTTACAGTATATGAAGAAAGAGCAAAAAAATACTTTGGATTATCCAAATATTTAGGCCTTAAATTATTTGAATGGGAAGAGTTCGTGCTCGGATTACACCTATGTGTATACCGTGCAGACGGACTGCCAAGATGGTCTGATCTAGTATGTTTGATTGGCCGTGGAGCAGGAAAAGATGGTGTAATTAGTATTGAATCAATGGCACTTGCTAGCCCATACAACCCGGTATCAAGGTACAATGTTGATATTTGTGCCAATAACGAAGACCAGGCTACTCGACCTGTAAAAGACCTATATGATGCCTTTGAAAATAAAAAGAATGTGCTTTCTAAATTCTACAAATGGACAAAAGAATCGGTGACCGGATTAAAGCAGAATTCTGTAATCCACGGGCATACAAACAATGCCAAAGGAAAGGATGGCCTGCGAAGCGGTGTGGTAATTTTCAATGAGTATCATGCTTATGAAAACTACGAGAACATCAACGTATTCACGACCGGTTTAGGTAAAGTTGAAGAGCCAAGAAGGTCCATATTTACCACAAATGGTGATGTGGTAGACGGCCCATTGGATGAGCTCTTAAAGGATTGCTACGACATATTGAACGGCGACTCTCCGGACAATGGAATGTTGCCTTTTTTGTGTTGCCTAGATTCTAAAGAAGAAGTGGATGATGAAGTGAATTGGCATAAAGCCAATCCTTCACTGATGTATCGGCCTTCTTTAATGGATGAAATCAGAAAAGAATATGTCGAATGGAAAAAGAATCCTGCAAGGCTTCCGGCTTTCATGACAAAAAGAATGAATATTCGTGAGACAAGTTCTTTGATCACAGTGACATCTTGGGAAAATATCAAAGCCACAAACAAAGAAATCCCCAATTTAACAGGCTATGAATGCATTGTCGGAATCGACTTTGCGACAACAAATGACTGGATTGGTGTGGATGCACACTTCAAATGCGATGATAATCGTTATGATATCAACCATGCATGGGCGTGCAAACAGTCATATGACTTTCCTCGACTAAAACCCCCTTTAGGCGAGTGGGAGTTAAACGGACATATATCCATCATTGATGAACCCGAGATTGACCCAAGAATCATCATGGAATACATTTCAACTTTGCAGAAAAAGTATTATGTAAAAGCCGTCGCATTGGATAACTATCGCTTCGCCTTGATGCGTGAATATCTAGAAGTGATTGGATTCTCAATCGAAAACAAGAACATTATTCTAGTTCGGCCAAGTGATATTATGAAAGTCTATCCAATCATAGATAGATGTTTCACGAATCAGTATTTCCATTGGGGCGATAATCCATGTCTAAGGTGGGCCACGAATAACGTTAAACTTGTACGAGCTAAAAAGTCTGTTCTTTCAGCAACCGGAGAAGCCGATACAGGCAACTTCATGTTTGGAAAGATTGAGCGCTGCACAAGGAAAACTGATCCTTTTATGGCATTGGTAGCAGCTATGTGTGGAGAGTCTAGGCTTTCAAATATGGTTGCTCCAGGGAATAGAAGAAAGCGTGTAAGAGTACATGTGTATTGATTTAGGAGGTGAGTAAATGGCATGGGATATATTTAAATTCTTAATCGGTAAAAATACGTCTTCTAAATCAGACATTAAGCCAGTTAGCTATGAATTGATATCTGAATATTATATTCGTGAATTGGCATTTAGTATGATGGTGAATCGTGTAGCATCTGCTATATCAAAATGCGAAATCATGACGTATGAGAACGGAAAGAAGAAAAAGAGCGATGAATGGTATAGGTGGAATGTCCAACCTAACCAAAATCAAAATGCAACGCAGTTTTGGAACAAGCTTATTAATCGTTTATATAACGACAATCAAGCAATCATTGTTCCAGTCAACGATGAATTATATGTGGCCGACAGTTTCTTCTATGATGAAACAGGCGCATTTTATGAACACTCGTTTAAAAGCGTAGTGATCAATGGTTTTAGTTTAGACAAGAGCTTCAGAATGTCTGAAGTTTTTTATTTTAAATTGAATGATGTGCGTATCAAAAGTCTAGTGGATGGTATCAATACATTCTATGGAAAGCTGATCAATACGGCATATGCGAATTACAACGCTTCGCATGGCAATAAAGGCTTATTGCGTATCGACCAATTCGCAGAGGGTGCAGAAGATTTTGAAGAAACATTGAACGAAATGTTGAATGAAGATTTTAAAGCTTTCTTCTCATCACCAAACGCAGTACTTCCACTGTTACGTGGATACGATTACGAAGCTCTTCCGCAGACTAAATCTACAGGAGACACAAGAGATATTCGCAAGCTATATGACGATGTCATTGAAATGACGGCCATGGCTTTCGGAATCTCTAAACAGTTGGCCATTGGAGAAGTGGCCGACACATCAAAAGCGGTCGATGATTTACTTACGTTTGTCATTGATCCATTGGTTGAGCTCATCTCTGATGAGTTGAACCGCAAGCTTTATTCAAAAGCGAAGTATCTGAAAGGATATTTTGTTCGATTCAATACAAGTTTAATCAAGCACGTGGATTTATTTGATGTATCCGCAGCAGTTGACAAATTAGTGTCTAGCGGTTGTTTCTGCATTGACGATATCCGTGTAGCGTTAGGTCAAGAGCCACTTGATGAGGAGTGGAGTAAGCAATACTTCATGACAAAGAACTATGCGACAATCGACGAGCTTTTGAAATCTATGAAAGGAGGAGATGACAATGCCAAAGATTAGAGTGATGAAGATGAGAATGCAACTTAATCCGGAAATGAAAAATGAAGCGGATTTGGAACTGTATGACGATATTGGCGAAGAATATGACTGGTGGACAGGAAAAACAAGTGGAATCAGTGCAGAATCCATTACTCAGTTCTTAAGAGAAAACCAGGATGTTGACACAATCAATGTGCATATCAATTCAAACGGAGGATTTGTATTTGAAGGAATCACAATTCACAACGTTTTAAAAGGTTCAGGGAAAACAATCAACGTCATCATTGATGGATTGGCTGCATCAATTGCCAGTGTAATCGCAATGGCAGGAGATACAGTTAAGATGTATCCTACATCTCAAATGATGATCCATAACTGTTGGACTTACTGTCAAGGAAATGCAAATGAACTCAGAAAAATTGCAGATCAGATGGACGGAATCATGGAATCTTCAAAAATCGCTTATCTAAGTAAAGCTAAAGACAAGCTACCGAAAGAAACATTAGATGAGTTATTGGATGAAGAAACATATTTAACGGCTCAAATGTGTTACGACTATGGTTTATGCGACGAAATTATCGGAGTTGATCCAAAACAGAAATTACAGAAAAACGAGCCACAAGCTAAGCTAGATAACCAACCGAATGTACCACCAGTAGGACAGAAAACAAACGGTTGGTTTTTTTAATGAACAAAAGGAGGAAAAATTATGTCATTAGCAATCAAAGAAAAAAAGGAAGAAATTTTAAACAAAATGTTGCAGGCAATGCGCGACCAGAATGTTGATTCTTTTAAAGACGCAATGGTTGAATTGTCAGAAAATGTAGAATCTCAAGTGCTTCAGAAAGCAGCAGAATTAGCACAGGTTTCTGATCGTGAGATTTTGGCTTCTCGCGGAGTGCGCCAATTAACTTCTGTAGAAAGTAAATTCTTCGAAGCATTGGCTACTGCAATGCGTTCAGATAATCCAAAACAAGCTATCACAAATATCGATGTTGTAATGCCAGAAACTGAAATCAATGCGATTTTTGAAGATTTGCAGACAAACCACGAATTGTTAGCAGAGTTGGATATTCAAAATACACAAGGATTAATCAAATACTTAATCAATAAGAACCCATCTCAAAAAGCTACATGGGGTAAATTAACAGATAAAATTAAAGAAGAAATGAGCTCTTCTTTTGAAGAATTAGATATGTCTTTATTGAAGTTATCTGCATTTATTCCTGTATCTAAAGCAATGTTAGATTTAGGACCAGTATGGTTGGAAAGCTATATTCGTACAGTATTATCTGAATGCATGGCATGTGGTTTAGAAGATGCAGTCGTTAATAACTTAAAATCTGATAGTGGATGTTTAGGTATGATGATTGACTTCTCTAAAGCAGGAGCAGTTGCAACTGGAGTAACTACTTATACTGCACAGACTGCAATCAAAGTAACTGATTTAGAACCAACTACTTATGGCAGTGTATTAGCTAAATTGGCATTATCTGAAAACGACAAGCCTCGTACAGTTAGCAATGTAATTATGATTGTTAATCCTAACGATTACTTCAATAAAGTATTCCCTGCAACTACAGTTCGTGGAGCAGACGGAACTTATAGAAACGATGTTTTACCTTATCCAACTAAAGTAATTCAATCAATCGCAGTTCCTGAAGGAAAAGCAATTGTCGGCATGGGTAAATACTACTTCTTAGGAATCGGCATGGATTCAAAAGATGGAGTAATCAAATACGATGATTCTTGTCAATTCTTAGACGACAACCGAGTTTACTTATCTAAATTGTATGCGAACGGTAAGCCAAAAGATAAACACTCATTCGTTGTGTTAGATATCACTAAGTTAAAGCCAGCTACAATTCATGTTACTCAAGTAACAGATACAGCAGTAGCTGCCTAGGTGTATAAATGCCAACGGATGAAATTATCAAAACTCTGATTGATGAATATAAAATCAGAGTGGATATGGCATGGTGCGACGAGGATACAACGAAGAAAATAGAGTTCTTTCTAAAGGACTCTATTGTTGATATCGCCCGGTTTACCGGTGACAACGATTTCGATTATTCTGTACCAAGCACTCAGAAAGCATTAATGTTCACCCGTTGTCAGTATGCGCTTGAAAATATGCTAGATGACTTCTATAAGAACTATCAGAGCGAAATCAATGCATTACATACGAGAGCGAGGGTGAACAGATATGCTAGTAAAAAAGCAGAATCAAACACTCACATTTAATAATGGAGCGATTAATGTCCTTGAGGTCGAGGACAGAGTTATTCGCTCGAATCGTATGGAAAACATTCATTATCATCAAGACGCTAAAAGTTTTTCTAGATTTTGGAAAGCTTATGCAGCAGGGGTTGAAATCCAAACAGTGATTTCAATCCCTTTTATTCATTCAATAAAACAGAATGATGTTGTTGAATTGACAGATTTTAGCAGTGGAGAAAAACAGATTTTTGAAATCAAGCAATTATCTGAACGTATGGACACTGCACCAAAATCGTATCAATTAACACTAGTGAAAGGAGCAATCAAATATGTTGACCGTAGAACAGGTAATGTCTGATTTAGAAAAAGAAGGCTACCTAATCGCATATACGCATTTCACACATGATGTTGAACCTCCTTTTTTGATTATTCCTGGAGTCACGACAGAAAACGAATTTGCAGACAACCATGTATATGAAAGCGTGGAAGTGTTTTCGCTTGAATTCTATTGTTGTGAAGACTTAAGGCAATCATGTTCAAAGCTAGAAAAGACATTCGACAGACTAGGCTATGCCTGGGAAAAAGAGTACCAGGTATGGATTGATGAAGAAAAGATGTTAGACACGAGGTATTCATTAGCATGAAAGTAGCAATCAATGAATTTTCAAATGCCGTGAATGACATTTTAAAAGAATATGCAGACGACGTTTACGAAGATGTGAAAGACATTGTCGATGATGTTACAGATGAAGCATTAGGCATATTGAAAGACGCAGCACCAGTCGGTAAAGGCAAGCGTGCGGGCGAATATAAAAAAGCTTTAAAAAAGAAAAAAGTGAGCGAGACACTCACTAATAAAACAAATGTACTTTATGCGGAAGCTCCACATTACAGGCTTACGCATTTATTGGAGCATGGTCATGCCACTCGCAATGGTGGTCGTACAAAGCCACAGGAGCATTTTGGCAAGGCCGATAAATTTATCAATGATGAACTACCTGAAAGGGTAGAAAGAAAAATAGGAGGAAAATGATGACGGCTAAAGAAAAAATTAGATACGGTCTACAGGATTTGCACGTTTTTTCTGTTGAATATGCAGATGGAACATATACGTTCGGCACGCCTGAAAGACTAGAAGGTACTGCATCTTTAAAGATGGATCCAAACGTAAACGTAGAAAAAATCTATGCAGACAACCATGTATATTACATTTCTCGTGACGACAAAGGATATTCATCAGAACTTGAAATGTATCTGTTCCAGGATGACTTCTACACAAAATATATGGGTATGCGAAAATCCACTGAAGGAAACCTTGTTGAATCAGATTCTGATGAACCAAAACCATTTGGTATGATCTTTAGAATCGAATCAGACAAGAACCCAACATATCACGTTGTATTCTTGAACGAAGTCACTAGCAAGCCTGGATATGATTTGAAAACAACAGAAGATAAGAGAACAATCTACACAAGCAAATTATCTATCGATTCATTACCATTGTTAGATGGTTCAGGAATCATTAAATCGGCAGTTCATAAAGGTGATAGCAACTACGACACGCTTCTAACAAAAGCGCCAACAGCACCAACCTTCACAGTAGCTGCCTAGTTTGAAAATAAGCAAGGAGAGCAAATATGTTTAAAGTAGTTACAATCGAAAATAAGAAAATTCCAATGAGATCAAGTGGAATGACAGGTCGCATCTATGCTCGCGAATTCAAAAAGGACCTTTTAAGTACCATTTATAGTTTAGATAAATTGAAGAATGGTGAGCAAGTTGATGGAGAAGTTATCAATGAACTTGCCTGGGTGTTGGCAAAGACGGCCAATCCAAAGATTAAAGATTTCGAGGATTGGTTAGATGGATTTGAAACACCTTTTTCTATTATGAAAGCTATGCCACAAATTACTGACTTGTTATTTGATAGCTCGTCAGGGATTGTGAAAGGAAAAAAAAAGAATCCAGTGAAGAAAGTGCAACATTCTACGAATTAGTAATTGCAGCACTTAAAGTAGGCCTAACCATCCATGATATTGATCATATGGATATAGGTGAAGTATTAGATATTGTAATTACATATCTAAATACCGTAAGCGATGAAAAAGCGGTAGATTCAAGAGACGCTACACAGGAAGACATCGATAACTTTTGGGGTTGATGCCTTCCTTTTATTTTTTATAGGAAGGAGACAGAAAAATGGCAAGCAAAAATTTAAAAGGTATAACGCTACAGATTGGCGGAGATACCACAGAGCTATCCAAAGCGTTAAAAAAGCCTGATAAAGATATCAGTGATTTACAATCAAAATTAAAATCTGTGAACCAGATGTTAAAGTTTGATCCTTCCAATACTGAGCTTTTAGCTCAAAAACAAAGATTGTTGAAGGAGCAGATTACTGCTACGGAAGACAAATTAAAGTTACTGAAAGAAACACAGAAGCAATTCGTTACTGAAGGTGGGAATGTAGATTCTAAGCAATATATAGCGTTAGAGCAAGAGATTCAAAAAGCCGAAAGTGCATTAAAACGTTTGAATTCTGAAACGTCAAACGTAAGTGCGAATATGCAGGCTTTCGGTGAAAAAGCAAAGCAAGTAGGTGACAAATTCACTTCTGTTGGTAAAGAAGTAAGCAAAGCATCTGCAGTTGCAGTTGGTGCAGGCGTTGCATCGTATAAAGCATGGTCAGAAGTAGATGATGCATTAGATTCAGTTGCAGCCGGTACTGGAGCAACCGGAAAAGAATTGGAAAGTCTTCAACAGACTGCAAAGGATGTATATACATCAATGCCCGTTGATATCAAAGCTACAGGACAAGCCGTAGCAGATATCAATACACGTTTAGGTTTACAAGGTGATGCATTGGAAAACGCTACACGTCAGTTTATGAAGTACTCTGAAGTGAATAGCAGTGATGTTTCTACATCTATAGAAACTGTAGCTAAAGCTATGAACGATGCCAATATTCCTACTTCAGAGTTAAACAGTGTGTTAGACGAACTTACATCAGCTAGTCAAGAAAGTGGATTAACAGTTGATACATTGGCAGAAGCATTATCACAGAACGGCGTGCAAATGCGTGCTTTAGGATTCAATACGCAAGAAACTATTGCATTATTAGCAACCATGGAGAAAAACGGTGTCAATTCATCTGTAGTTCTTACAGGTATGAAAAAAGCAATGGCAAATTATACCAATGCAGGAAAAGATGCCAATGTTGAACTAGGTAATCTATTCCAAGGCATCCAGGATGGAACAGTCAGTGCTTCAGATGCTATGGATGTATTTGGAACAAAAGCCGGAGCTTCTTTATATCAATATATTCAGGAAGGTAAGTTAAATTACCAGGATTTATTAAAAGTATTGCAAGACAGCAATGGTCAATTGGACGCATCATATGAAGCGATGCTTGATCCAATGGACCAGGCTAAAGTTGCAATGAACAATTTAAAACAAGTTGGAGCCGATTTATTTGACCAAATCCAAGCTACATTAGCTCCGATGATTCAAGCCCTTGCCGAAAACTTGCAAAAGTTCAGTCAATGGTTTAGTACATTGGACCCAAATGTTCAACAGTTTATCGTTATTGTAGGTTTAGTAGTAGCAGCTTTAGGTCCGGTGCTCATATTCATTGGTCAAATATGTACTGGAGTAAGTCAGATTATTGAAATTGTAGGATTCTTAGGCGAGTTCTTAGCTCCTGTATTTAGCGCAATCGGTTCAGGATTAAGTGTACTGTGGGGACTTATTCTAGCTAATCCAGTTATAGCTATAGTTGTCGGAATCATTGCAGTAATTGCGTTGTTGTGGACTAAATGCGAATGGTTCAGAAATGGCGTTACAAATCTAATCAACAATATTCGTGATGGTTTCAAAAACGGATGGAACAAAATCAAGAATATATGGACTAACGCAATTGATGGAATCAAAAACAAATTCAGTTCAATGATTAAAGAAGCCAAAAAATGGGGTAGTGATTTTATTGAAGGCTTCAAGCGAGGTGTCTTAGGCAGAATCAAAAGTCTGTTCTCTGCAATCACAAGCATTCCAAAGAAGATTCGTAGATTATTGCACTTTAGTAGGCCGGATGAAGGACCATTACGAGATTATGAAACATGGATGCCAGATATGATGGATGGACTGTCAAAAGGTATTCATGACAATACGTATAAGGTCGAAGATGAAATGAAGAGTTTGGCATCAAAAATGAATGTGAATGCATATTCTAAAGCAAGTGTTGCTCAAACATTGAGTGCCAACAGTTCTACAGTGATTCATTTGAATGTCGTTTCTGAACTTGATGGAAGACAAGTCAGTAGGGCAGTATCGCAAAGTATTACACGTTCGGCCAATTCAAGATTGGCTTTTAAGGGGGCATAGTATGAAATTAAAAAAATTATTTCACTTCACATTAGATGATGTTCCTAGTTACGTGCATGAAATTGCTATAGCAGAAAGACCGAATATTCCTGCGCCTGAAAAAGATTACTACACTCCAGGAGATATTACTGGAGTGAACGGTAAATATTATGAAGATTTAGGAACATTTAGAAATATAGAAATTAAACTAGAATGTTCTTTTATTAGTCGTGATCCAAACAAATGGGCGGAAAAATGGCGAGAAGTTAAGAATTGGATTCTAGGAGAAAAACATAAAGTTATTCGCTTTTCAGATGATGAAGGCTTTTATAGAAAAATCGCAAAGATTTCTTTAAGCTCATCTGAACGTAAGGCATTACGTGCTGGTGTATTTACAATCACATTAGAAGCAGAACCATTTGAGTATTTAAATGAAGGCCTGACTAGAATTAATCACAAATATATTAAAGAGAATCAATATTATGAATGTTGTCCTACATTCATTTTAAACAGTACGGACATGCAGACTTTGACAGTAAACGGAAGAGAATTCAAAGTTGACTGCAAAGGTAAGACTATTGTCGATACTGAATTGAAAATAGCATATAGTGATAATTCACTCGTTAATACAGTTGGTGATTTTGAAGACTTATGGTTTGAAAACGGAAAATGTGAAGTCAAGAGCACTTGTCCCTGCCTTGTGCAGCCGAATTGGAGGTGTGTATAAATGATTCAAATCTATCATGCATCTCAAACGGATTTCACAGTTAACGGAATTGAAGTGCATCCATCTGAATGTCCATTTGAAGCTACGATTAACGGAACATGGGAATTGTCTATGACAGTTCCTTATTCCGATGATCATTGGAAAGATATAGAAGATAATGGAGTTGTAAGAGTAAGAACTCCTTACGGAGCACAGTTATTCCGCATTTATTCAAAAGATAAAAACAAATTTGAAGTGTCAGTCAATGCATATCCAATATTCTTGGATGCAAAGAATGACACTTTTATTTATGATAAACGTCCTACCAACTGTGATGGCCAAACGGCATTAAGTACATTGTTGAATGGCACAAAGTATAATGGCCATTCCAATATTGGAGTGAAATCTACTGCGTATTGGATAAGAAAGAATGTACTTGAGTGCATTGGTTCAGACGATGACAATTCATTCTTAAGCAGATGGGGTGGCGAAGTCAGATATGACAACTATGACATTTATATTTACGACCGCATCGGCGCCGATAATGGAATGCGTGTAGAATTCGGATTCAATATGAATGAAATCGAAGAAAAGATTGACTTCAGTAGCACAGTAACGCGTATCAGACCAGTTGCATACAATGGATACCAACTCCCAGAAGGAGAGTTTGTAGATAGTCCGTTACGTAACAAATACCCTAAAGACTTTATTTCAGAAATCACATATGACTACATCAAGTTAGCTAGTGATGTAAGTGGCGAACCTCAAGATGGTGATGTTGTGTGTGATTCAATCGATTCATTGCGTGATGAATTACGAAAAGCTGCTAAAAAAGAATTTGAAGAAAATCAGATTGATAGGCCTTCAATTGAATACAATGTATCTGTTTTTGATTTATCCAGATCGGATAAGTATGCAGAGTTTAAATCCTTATTGAAATTAAACTTAGGTGATACAGTCAAAGTCAGAAATAGACGTTTGGATATTGATACAACAGCTCGTGTTAAGTCTATTAAATATGATTGTATCAGTCAGAGAATGGATTCGTTGACGATTGGAGATGTAGTTCCGTCTTTCTTTGATAAGCAGGCTGATATTCAAAGAAGTGTTGAAAAAGCTATTGATATTAAAGATTCGTCTGTTCATGCGGAGATGATAAAAGGAATCGTCAATATGATGAACACACAGATGAAAGCTCAAAAAGACAATGCGACAAAGTCAGACGTTCGTGCGATTCTGTTCGAAGACACTGATCCTATTGCGGATATGTATGGTGCTTTATCCCTAGGAACTCAAGGAATTCAGATAGCACATACTGTTGATGAAAAAGGAAATTGGCAATGGGGTACTGCAATCAATTACAATTCAATTATTGCAGACTATATTTTGACAGGTGTTTTATCGGATAAGAACGGTAAATTCCATTTAAATATGGACACCGGTGAACTGATAATGAACGACGGCACATTTAAAGGAGTTCTAAATACTGTCAAGGATATAAACGTTGGTGCCGAAATAAACATGCAGCCACGTGCCGAAGGAGTCGCTCAAGGTTCTGTTTGGGCAGATATCAAAGCTATTGATTCTAATGGAAACACACTGCCTGAAAAAGTTGCATTCCGTTCTGTAAAGTCTAATGGTAGCTACGTAGCTCACAGTATTAAATTAATTTGTGGGGATGCGAGTGTATCCGTGGACAGTGACGGTTCAGTCAGTATGTCGAACGGCAGTAATAAAGTTAAAGTTTCAAAAGACGGAGTTGATATTATCACTGATAATAATGAGATTTCGTTAAGTAAAACATCGAGCACGATAAAGATTAACGGTAAAACCGGATTAACAGGTACATATACTGTTACAAAGTCGGTAACTACTAGATCAGGAATCGTGACAGGGGTTGAGTAATATGGCTCAACCCTTTTCTGTATTCGTTAATACATACAATGGCACAAGTCATGATGTAGACGGTGCTTATGGTGCTCAATGTTGGGATGGGTATGCATTCTACATGAAATGGTTAGGATATCCATATGCGCATTGTACCGCTAGTGGTGGTGCTAAGGATATTTGGACGCAAAGAGCATCAAATGGGATGTTAAATTCATGTAATGTTGTGGGCTCTCCTCAAAATGGTGATATTGCCGTGTGGGGTTCAAACATGGGTGGTGGTTACGGCCACGTAGCCATGTATTACAATGGTAAATATTTCGGGCAAAACCAAGGTAGTAGTGGTGGTACGTATGGAGGACCATTTAATTTATTATCAATCGGAACTGCGCCATTAGGTTATTTCAGACCAAAATGTTATGTCGGTGGCGGTTCAGAAGTTATTAAAAAGAAATTACAGCTTACATTAGTAAATGGAATCGTAGTTGGAACAAACTACGTTTAGATAGGAGATATGCAATGGAATTATTTAGAAATGGTTTAAAATTATCTGTTACAAAAGGATTGGATGAATCGCAAGGTTCTGCCAATGTTCCAGTAACACTTGCGCACGATTCAAGCGATGAATATGCAGATTACACAGAACAGATTCATATGAAGTATTCTGCCAACGGAAAAGTTTACAAAGAGATTCTTCCGTGCGGCAATAATGTATATACAATTCACAGTAAAGCAATGGCCAACGTTGGATCATTGGAATTGGCAGTGCATTTAATTAAAGGAACAACCGAGTTAGTTACAAACCAAGTTACACTTGAAGTTAAAGAAGCTCCAAATGCAGTTAGTATGGTTGATCCTGGCGAACACAACTGGCAACAGTTAGTTGACCAATACATGGAAAACAAATTAAGTAATTACACGACTGAAAAGAAGGTTCGTGAGATTCTAGATGCAATGTATCCAGTAGGTTCAGTTTATATCACAGCTGATAAAAACAACCCCGGAAACTTTATCGGAGGTACTTGGGAGCAGTTCGGACAAGGTCGTACTTTGATTGGCGAAGGTACTGGAAATGATGGTAGTACAAGTATGTCATTTACAGCCAATTCAGTCGGAGGCGAGTATAAGCATATATTAGTTATTTCTGAAATACCGAAACATACTCATGGGATTGCTTTATTTGACGACAGCGGATCACAAGAATTCTATAGCAATGCACTTAGCTCTAAATGGTCAAAAAATTACAAAAAATACGATAACCCTGTATATGGAGAAGGAGGAAACAATCCGCATAATAACATTCAGCCATATACAACAGTATATTTTTGGATGCGCACAAAATAATGTGTATGTATGTCATTTACTTCCCAATCAATCGGTGGAGAATACACTCATAAACTTAATCAAAACGAAATTCCAAATTATTATATTGGTGACATCGCCGTCCCTGTTCCAAGCACACATGTTAAGTGGGCAAATAACGGAATAGTGCCGACGGAAATGGGGCAAGCGTCTTCAGATAAAATAGGGGTTAAAACTATAAGTGAAATGAATAGGAATAGCGGGACGCAATATGGATGGTCAATCCATACAAACGGAGGAGATAAGCCTCATAACAATCTACAACCATTTATCACAGTCGCCTTTTGGAAGAGAATTAGCTGACTCTTCTCCAAAACAGCACTGCAATCCAAGGTTGCATATTATTGTGAGCATGTCCGCTACCTTCTTCCGTTGTTTTGCTTATCCAATATTTCTTAGTTGAATCCGCTCGTTCTGTAATTCTTGCGTATGAAAGTTCGTCATTGCTATTTCCACTAATAGCACTTCCAGATTCAGAAGGAATATCAAGCAATGTGTGATAATGAGGTGGAAGTTCTTCTTTAGTTAATTTATGCTCGTAGCTTCCGCCAATCCATCCGGTTGTAAATGACATACTTTGACTCATGATTATATGTATGTCATTTACACCTAATTCAACAGGCGGAGAGTATTTGCATCAACTTACGGAGGGAGAAATGCCTAGCCACTATCATAATGCCTTATACGCTGACCATAATGGTGATGTAGCAATAGGCTGGGGATACGGAACAGGTCAAGGAAATAGTGTAAATCTATATTCATTAGCTAAATTTGATAAAACTATAGATTCGCCAGCTAAGACAGGCGCTGTTGGAGGCAGCACTCCCCATAATATTATGCAACCTTATTTAGTGGTTTATATGTGGAAGCGTATCGCATAGGTATGTCTTTTACGTCAAATTCAATCGGTGGAGAATATAAACATCAGTTAACCAAATCAGAAATGCCTAAGCACAATCATGATATGTCTTTGATGGCTAAAGGGAGTTCTGGTTGGGAAGAACAAATAGTAAATAAATATGGAGTAATGATAGACTACACTACTAAAAACTATGTTATTCCAGAAGAAAAAGTTAATGCTACAAAGGTATCTGCGTTTGTGCAAGCAGGTTCGTCAGGAGACGATGTGCATCACAACAATGTTCAACCATATATTACTGTTACATTTTGGAAAAGGGTTAAATAGTTCTTTTCCAAAAATACGTAACAATATACGGTTGAATGTTATTATGTGGCTTATCTTCACCTGTATTATTGTATATAGAATTATTATTCACCCTATAATTTTCCGTCCAGTCAGAACTAACCGCATCATTAAAGTCGTCTTGCAATTGACCAGTCGAAGATAAAGCTAGTCCATGATCATGCTTAGGCATTTCTGAAATATCTAGCTTATGTCTATATTCTCCGCCTTGAGAATTTGTAGTAAAGGACATACATATAAGCTTAATTAAAAGTATGTCCTTTACGGCCGAAAGCAGTGGTGGAGAATACAGTCATAAATTGAAGGTAGAAGAAATGCCTGCTCATAGTCACACAACGGTAAAAGGTGACCGCACTTCTACTACTAACGGAACAACAAAGATAGACAATAAATATTCAACGTATCAATCAGAAATGGAAATATCACCCGGGTATTACTGGACAGCTAGAACTTTGGATGAAGGTAAAAACAATAAGCACAACAATATTCAGCCTTATATTGTAGTATATTTTTGGCGCCGAATAAAATAGGCTATTTGACTCTCTTCCAAAAGAAAGTGACAATAAAAGGCTGTATAACATTTAACGGTTCATTCTTTCCATCTGTCATTAAACGCCAACCATATTGGTTTACAGAGTCGTCTCCTACAACCCTATTTTCAGAATACGGTTTTATACCAAATTCACCTTTAGGGATTTTTCCTAGAACTTCGCCGTAAACGCCAATGTTATCCCAATCAAAGTGATTTGTCGGTACAATAGCCGGAATTTTTCCTAACATGTAATTTGGAATATTATCTTTAGTAATCTTTTTACAATAAGTACCGTCTGTTTTGTTGGCAGTAAAAGACATACATTTACTTGTAGTAATCGCAAAGCAGCTCGACGCATTTTCGCTTCAATTCCATTTGTGGGTGGACATATATATTCATAGTAATTGATACATTTGAATGGCCGAGTAATTCACTTAATGATTTGTAGTCGCATCCACATTCAATGCACCTTGTCGCAAATGTATGTCTGAGTGCATGGAATTTACGATGTGGTAGCTCAAGTTCTTTCAGAATTCTATTGTAGTAAAGCCTATATTTGTTAGGCTCTATCGGTTTATCTCGATTAGTTAATATGTAATTATCTTCTTCACCTTGAAGTAGTATCGCATAATACATAATCCACGTATTCAATGGAATCATACGTGTGCTTGATCTCGATTTAGGTGGTGTCACATATAAGTGACTACCGTCTTCTTTTGTATACGTTCTTATCATTGTTTTATCTATTTTTAACAATTTACTTTGGACATTGATATCACTCCACTTAAGAGCGCACAGTTCTCCAATTCGGATGCCAGTGTGGATGCACAAAAGAATGCCAAAGTTCTTATAGTTGATTTCAGATTGGAGGTGATTAATCAATGTTATTTGATTCTCTTTATCAAAAAATTTCGACCGCCTTAGGTGGATGATACGGTAATTGTATTTCGACTTTAAACGGAAGTGTAAATTTTAATAATTGAATGATGTCCTTCGCATATTTAAATGATATGCCACCTTTTCCATCTTTACGGCCACATTCAATTTTCTTAAGAATCATCTCCTGGAGGATGTCGTTATTCAATTCTTCAATTTGATAATCGCCTAAGTCAGGCATTATGTGATTCATAATCACATTACAATAATTCGTATAAGTGCTGTATTTTAGATAGATTTTCTTCTCCTTTAACCAGGATGTTAATTTGTCAGAATATAGCATTTTTATTTACCTCGCTTTTTTCATATTAAATTTTGAGGGTTTTACACATTAAACACAAATTAAACAAACGATATACAACTGCGCCATATATTTGATGCAGTTTTTTATTTTAAGAGGAGAAAAAAATATGAAAGTATTTACTAGTTACTACAACAACGTATGTGGTGCAATCATCGCATTACTCACACTTATTTTCGGTGAACACTGGTTCTTGTTCGCCGTTTTTTTATTATTAAACGTAATTGATTGGATTACAGGATGGATGAAGTCAAACATCAACCATAAGACTAATAGCAGCAAAGGATGGACTGGGGTTCTTAAAAAACTAGGATACTGGTTGATGATTGTATTCGCTTTTGCAATTTCGGCTTGGTTTATCGAAATCGGCAAAACAATCGGAGTTGATCTAACACTAACAACTCTATTAGGATGGTTCGTCTTAGCTTCCTTGACTGTTAATGAAGCAAGATCAATCATCGAAAACTTTGTTGAAGCCGGCTATGACGTACCGAAAATTCTAATCAAAGGATTAGAAGTGGCTGATAAGAAAATCAATCAGGAAGAGATTTAATCATGAACTACTTCACAAAAGATGATTTTCAAAATGAATGGCTAGGCAAATCGTCTAGCCTAGGTGGCTACTACAATCAGTGCGTTACTCTTTTTAAAGAGTTCTTGAAGAAAGCCGGATATCCTAACCCAGGAAGAGCGATTGGTGGCTCTGGAGGTGCTCGAGAAATTTGGCATCGAAGAGAAGCACTTGGATATGGTGATTATTTTAATTTCGAACAAATTGGCCATCCTGGCGATTGGTTCGTGTGGGATTCGGTATATGGTTGGTACAACGGAGTCTATTATGGCCATGTTGCTATGCTGATTAAAGACAACGGTAACGGAACAGGACAATTCTTAGGCATGAACCAAGGAACAAACTTATCTCCTGCTAACATTCAAACATTATCCTATAACGGTTCTTGTGGAGTGTTACATTTCAAGGGATACAGTCATCCAACATCTAGCACTGCAATTACTGTGTACAATCCATCTAATTTAGTCGAGGAGCACGCAGTGGCAACACTTACTGTGGATTCTGTTGCGATTCGTGAAGGGTCTCCAACCGGTAAAGTATTAAAGCGAGTGAACTCAGGATATAAATTTGAATACTACTATAAAGTAGTCGCAAACGGTCATCGTTATGTAGTGAGCCAAGATAAAACTCAGTTTATGGCCATTTCAAACTCTGAAGTTCACGGAAAGGATGTATGGGCCATTTTCTCTGCAATTGAAGAGAAAAAAGAGGATGTAAAAGCTCCTGATCCAGTCGAACCTAAGCCAAATTACACAAAAAATGTAAAAGGGTACGGAATCGACATCTCTGAGCACAATAAGAATATTGACGTATCAAAATATGATTTTGTGATTATTCGTGCAGCTTATGGAGAACACACGGACAGTCAATTTGCAGAGAACGTACAGAAATGTGTTAATGCAAATGTTCCTTTTGGCGTTTACCTATATGATTATGCATTGAACGATGAACAGGCAAAAGCAGAAGCTAACTACATTTTAGATTTATTAAAGAATATTGATGTTAAATTAGGCGTGTGGTTCGACATGGAAGATGCCGACCACTATAAACAAAAGAATGGAATCCTAACAAAAGACAGATGTACTCGCTCATGCAAAATATTCTGTGATATTCTAAAAGAAAAAGGATATTACACCGGTGTATATACTTCTACATCATGGATTGGAACGTATGTAGATACAGACCATCCATTGTGGGTTGCAAACTGGGGAACGAATGACGGAGAGATTCAGTCTGATCAATCAGATAAAGCAGTTATGCACCAATACACATCAACTCCACTTGATAAGAATGTAATCTATCACGACGTGAGCTTCTATGCATCTAGTCCGGTAAAGGAAGAAGAAAAAGAGCCATCTGAAGATATTCCGAAACAAGATGATTCAACAGATAAAGAACAAATCAACGTGAATGGCATCAATAAAATTATCGAGATGATCCTAAAAATTGTTGAAAAGATTTTCAAGTTGTTCAAATAACACAAAAGGGCTACAGTGTAGCCCTTCTTTTTTTGTGCTTTAATCTAAATCGATTCCGTAGTAATTTCCGAATGAACAATTCTGATAAACCCCTTCATCATCATCCCAATCTTCACAGAAATATTCACCATACATTTTTACGTGTTTTCCATGTCCAACTTCGATGGCAATATATCCGTTGATTTTGTGATTATCATCAGAACCAAACTCATCATGAATTTCTTTATCATTGCTTGCACATTCGTATGATCCATTAACTTCAGTATAGATTTCACATGATGTATTTAATTCACAAATTCTATCTTCAACATCTGAAGCTTTTCCAAAATATCCTTTGAATTTTCCAAAATCATCATAATCTTTTAATTCCTGGATGAATTGGTTGAAGTATGCCTCATCCTGATTCATCTTGTCAATGCTAAACATATTCAACTCATCTAATGCATTAGCCTTCTCAATTGTTTGATTCATTGCATTTCTAATAACATCTGCTTGTGAAACTCCTAAAGCTTTACAAGCTTTTTTAAATTCATCGGCAAATTCATTTTTGAATCGTGCAGAAATAATCGTCATTTTTTCGTTGTATCTGTCTTGTGGTCTCATATTATTCTCCTTTGTGTTTTAAATACATAGCATAAAGTAATTTAATTAATGCGCTTAATACCAAAAGTCTTCCTAAAAGTTCTAGCATAATTTTAAATGAATAAGTATAATATAGTTGAGGGAGGGAAGTTATAAGTACTTCCCAATAATCTGAACGATTACCCCAACGATTAACTCCAAAATTGCTTGAATAATTAGCGATGTCCAATCGATTTTGGAGCTTTTCTTTTTCTCATTCATCTCTTCACCTCCTTACATGTATATTATAGCATATTGCTAGCATATATGCAAGCATTATATAAATTATTTTATTCTTTTTTTATATAATATAGTAAGGAATTCGAACATTAAATATAAGCGCAGTTTCTGCGTTTTTTTTGTTGTCCAAAACACTGGCATATTTTTCGAGATTTATTGGCATAATTTTTGGCATAAATTTTTCTAAAAAATAAAATTTTATAGAGAAAATATAGAAAATAGAATATAAATGTGAGAATATAAGAGTAGCTAGAGACATATATATAATATAGAGAGAATTTTAATTTTTTTAGTTAAAAAACTGTTTTGCTTTAAATAAAGCAATATTATATAAAATGGCATAAAATTGGCATATTTTTATTTTTATACTCTAGCTACTGGAGGAAAAATGGCGGTAAAAAGAGACAACAACACAAACAAATGGTATTACTACGGTTCCTATAAAGTAGGAAATCAGACAAAGCAATATAAGAAACGTGGTTTTGACAGAAAACAAGATGCAATAAAAGCAGAGATACAATTCAAAGAGAGTTTGATGAATCCAGGCTCTACAATGACACTGAGTACAATGATAGACATATATCAAGAATACTCAGAAAAGAGAATCAAAGAATCAACCTACAACAATCATAGAGTTGAATTTAACGTGTGGAGAAATGCACTTGGTGATAAAGCTTTAAGAGACATCACCTCAGAAGACGTTCAGAACGTTTTAGAGCGACTTCTTATCGACAAGAAGTATTCTACTGTGAATGAGTATTATATGCGTCTATGCGTCCTTATGCGCTATGCTACGAAGCATGAGTACATAACAACCAATCCATGTAATAAGGTTGATCTAAAAAAAGACCCAAACCTTCATAAAGAAGAAATGGTATTTTGGACAGAAGAACAATTCAACAAATTTATAAACAACGTTGATTCAACAATCTTTCATCTATTGTTCAGCAACCAATTCTACATGGGCACACGTATTGGAGAAGCACTTGCTCTTCAATGGAAAGATTTAGATTTTGAAAACAACACAATCACAATCAACAAAACATGGAACGACAAGCTTAGAAAGTGCACAACACCAAAAACACCAAACAGCTACAGGCAGATAAGCATGCCACAATTTTTGGCCGATGAATACAAAGCACTAAAGTCGAGACTGGATGTTCCAGACGACTCATACATCTTTGGCATAGACATGCCGTTCAGTAGGTCAAAGGTGACAAAGCAATTACAGAACAATGTAAATGCATTAAATAAACGATTAAAAGATGAAGATAAGATACCAATGCTACGAATGCACGATTTAAGGCACTCTAGCGCGTCTTATATGATAAACAATATGGTTACAGAGGGAAAGGTCAATTTCTCCGTCTATGACATCGCAAAGCGCTTAGGCGACGAATTAGACACAGTATTACAAGTATATGCACACTGGTTACCACAAGCTGACAAAGATATTGTTAATTTCATGGATAAAAACAAGAACACCTGGATGTAAAAGTCCAGGCGTTTTTTATTAAAAGACCACCATTTTTTTACCATCTCGCTCATGCTGGCGACATGGTTATAAGCATCATTTTCAATTTATTACCATTTTGTTGACGTCAACGAAATGGTTTTAGACTCAATAAAAAAAGCCGTTCATCATAGAACAGCTTTTTTTCATATCAGCGGTACCCACAAATGCGTTACCAAAATAAATACCTGCGGTGCCTACATACGGTATTAATATGTATCACCGAAATTTCGGCGCTAAGGCCATAATTCAATTAAATTATAATTGATATAAATTTAAATTCAACCCTTTAGTCTTGAATTGGTAAGTCAGGCAACACAACTTCTTCCTTGTCCTCATCTTCTTCAATAACTCTACCACGATTGAAAAACATGAAGATTGCGATTAAAGATAAGATTCCCTGTAATGTTGAACAATAGAATCGCTCTGGAACAAGTAATATCGATACAAAATACAATATGCACGAAATCAATGTCACAATCCAATTCTTAGAAATTGCACCAACACCAGTCAAGAAGAAGTTCACTACCATACAGATAGTGAATGGCATTAAATACCTTAACGCAATCAATGCTCCTAATTGTTCAAATCCATCCTTAATATCTAGCGTATCGAATAATACAACAATGGCTAATATCAAATAAACTAATGTAGCTGCCAACGATACCCACATAAGTATCGAACCAATAAATTCTTTTTTTCTCTGTGTCATAACTCTTAACCCCTTTTTCTATAATGTTCTTTTTATTTTTTCCTATAATTCATTTTTATCTAATCAACCCATTTTACTTATCTCCTTTAACCCGATCCAGTTCCATGCGAGCAACTGTATCCACGGTGTGTTGGCCTTTATCATCCAGGTCACGATATATTTCCAAGAGATTTTTTTCTTTGGGAGAAACATCTTGTTGAAGCGTATCTTTTATCATTGGAACGTCATAGCCGATTAGCCATGCTTCGTCAACATGAAGAGCTTTGGCAATTAGATATATTCTATCTTGTTTAGGTTTTGCATAACCACTCATATATTGAGATATAGAAGATTTTGGAATACCAGTCTTGTCACTAAGTTCCTTCGCTGTCATTCGATTGTATTTTAATGCTTCAATAATTCTATCTTTAATTTCTGACATAGTAATATACCTCACAATTTAATTATATTGAACAGAATCGAACAAATCAACATGCAAGTTCAATAAAATTAAACAAATATGTTGACAAATAAGCTTAATAAAGTTAAACTTTAAATGTCAAATGAAGGAGGTGCATAAAATGAAGTTTG